CGCCTGGTCACTCTTACTTCTCAGATTCGTAGTCTACGAAGACAGCAACCTCCGTCTGGCCGGTTCGGATTCGTACCTCGCAGAGGTCTTTCCTCGTTACCAGTGCCGTCACTATGACGGTTAAACAGATGACGATCAGGGCGATTAACATCGCCTTTTGCTGCTTCATAGTCTGCTTCTCCTTGACCTTTCGGTCCGTAAGAGGCAATCTATATGTGACGAGCATATAGGGGCCTCACTTCGATTTATAGTCGGGTGGGGCTTTTATCTATCTGCCGTTGGTGTTCATGCCCGAGGCAGATAGCCTCAAGCACCCGCAGCAATTCTACAAAAACAAACTATTATTTTCTATGTCCTTTCACTTGTCTCATTTCTGACTATACTGATCGCTCACACAACACAAAAGGTATAAAAATGACCGTTCATGGTATATCGGAAAACAGTACTGTTCACTTACGTGAAAAAAATGGAGAATGGCTTGTAATGCAAATTATTAGAAACGAAGATATTACATATCAACTCCGAAATACAGATAAAGACGAAGAAGTAATCGCCACGCTTCAGGACATTATCTCCCCAAATAAATAATCAAATCAGCGGGGCGCACAATACCCCGCACTATTCCACTTATCATCCCCAGCGGCAAATCGAATACACCACCAGCGCCACCGCCATTGCAATTCCTACCGCCACGAATGCCTCAGGCCAGGTCATCGTAAAATATCCTCCGCGCTTATCAGTCCGTTTCGCTTCAGGTAGTCCATCGCTTTATCCGGTAGTTTGCTTGATTTATTAACGCTTTTTAAGGAATGAGATAACCGCTTCACCCACATTGTTAATTCACTTACCTGATCGCCTGATGCTGGATTATTGTCGCTTTTTCCAGGCAATATGTGCTCTCGACTGGATTTCCAGAATATCCACGCCAAATCCACATTTGGATCCCGGTAATTCATCCCTTCGTTAGCACGAAGCAACAATGTTGCATGGTTTTTATCATCCGCATAGAACCTGATAAGCGCTTCGAACTGTTCGCGACCGTCATCAGGAATTACCTGAAAGTTGCCAGCCTGACGCATAGCTATTTCCATGATCTCAACCATATCCCCTGGTAGAATTTTACAATGCTGACCAATATGCCTCTGCTGCCTGGCATATTCGAGGATGTGCTCCAGCTTGATACGATTAATCATGATTTATCTCCATTAAGCATGGCATCCCGGCAGGCATTCCAGCCTTCATCAAATCCGACAATGCCATTATTTAAAGATGGACGAGCATCCGGCACCACCGGTACTGGTTGGGCTACATATAACGGCTGAACATACCAGCCCTTTGATAACCAACTATCAGCAACGTTTTTACTCCTGGTTATTGCTGGAATACCCAGGCCATTGTCTGAATGCAGCCATGCCACCGGAACCGCTTCCAGCGATGCCAGTGCAATTTTGAATAGCTCGCCCTCTACCCTGGCCATCTCTGAATTAGGGTAACATTTTGCAACCGCTATTTTTAATTTGGCTTCTTTGATTAATTGCTCTTTGGTTAATTCAGTCATTTTTCATTACCGCCCTTTCAGGCGGTCTCCTTATGTTCTGAGGGTGCAGGAATCCCTCCGGTTAAGGATTAAATTTTTAACAGTGCTGAATTTAATTATTCAGTTCTGGATTTTGACGCCCTGCGTATCCGCGCTTTCGCGTTACGCTCAATCTGAATTAGCTTTTCTATATTTTTTCGCCTTTCCTGTTCCTCCTGGCGCAATAGCTTTACATCATCTGCCAGTCTGGTTTCTCTTTTCGCCACTGAGAGCATCCAGTCAAATGGCTCCACAACCGCACCGCAAATTTTGCATCGGACCTGGCGCTCTTTTTCGTCAACCCGGACAGAGGCGTGATGGCAGTATGGTCTTTCCGATGGCTCATAAAGAAAATTAACCTGATTACGTGGGTCATCCTCTTTTACCGGAAATAAAACAATATTGCTTAACTCATCTTCTGGTTTTATTTCCACATCGCTCTCCTTTGATGCGAATGCCAGCAACACGTAGTGCATGTTCTAAGTCAGCCAGATAAAGCCAGCTGCCATTTTCCTTAGGTATCATAATATGGCGCTCATCAGCATTTATCGGGTGTCCATAGCGAAGTTCATAACCAACCGGTAACTGGACTTCCCTTGCCTCCAGTTCTGCAATGCGCTTGTCTTTGGCCTCCAGTTCATCAAGGACCTTTTTTATGGCTGGCGAATGTGTCATATAACTCGCAGCCGGACCAGCAAGCATTATCCTGAGCTGTACTTTCGCTTTTTCTATTTTCATCTACGCCATTACCTTGTTTCGCAACCAGACACAAACCGGGCCATCTTCAGTATCATGAATGGAGCCAATAAACCAGCCTTCTCCCTCTGGTCGTTCCGGTTCCCAGGCGGAAATACCGGAGTCATCTGCATCTGAATTAAAATCATCTTCATCCATACTGCAAATAGTCCACTGAAGATTATTTACCTTCATCCAGGCGTCAAATTCCTCGGTGGAAATATATTCACGACCTGCGCAAAACTTTTCATACTCCGGATGTGTCCAGCAGCCATATTCATCACGTTCTACCTGCATTTCTTTAATTTCGCTCACTTGTTGCCTCCTGGAAAATAACCGCATGTCCCAGTTTCTCCGCCAGTGCCAGTTCTGCCTTAGCGCCTGCCGACCGCTGCCAGCCTTTCAGCATGTAAATCGCATCCACGCAGCGTATCATCGCCATGCAGATATCCATGTACTGCGGCTGTGTCAGCCCGTCCGGAAGTACTGCCGGGTTTAAAACGGTATGCCCTTCCCGTTTCAGTGCTTCTTCCGCCTTGTGAAATGCCTCGCGGTTGAAATTTTCATATCCCGTCATTGGACCGGCGATATAAATGCTCACCCTCACGCCTGAACCCTCCTGTCGAAATAAACGTAGTTATTCACTATGCGCAGCGGCATGCCTAATTTTCTGGCAATTTCCCTTCTTTGCATGCCTCTCTGATGCAGTTGCCGCGCCTGCTCAATATCACGCTGAGAATATTTTGCTGACTGGTGAAAATCACCACGTAACATCATGCTGATGCCCAACTCCCGTGCCTTCGTTCTCACTGCCGCTTCAGTTCGTCCGATAAGTGCACCAACGCTTTTTACCTTCATTGTTCCCGCGCACTACCGGAGTATCAGAATTTCAGCCCGGCACCACGTCTTCCACCCACTCACCGCTGCTGTTCTCTGGTGGCGGTAATATCCCGGAGAATATCCCGGCACTTGTTCAGCTCCCGCAGCGCGGCGCAGACTCGCTCCCACTTCTGAACCTGACCTTTTGCCCGGCGCAGCTCGCGGTTAGCCACATGCAGCGATGGTAGAATCAGGTCATCTGCTTTCGTTTCGGTGACCGATGGCTGTAACTTCACAATGTCTTCCACGATTTCTGTTTTTATTTCTTCCTGTGTCGTCGTTTCCTGGACTGGTAACGCAACACCTGCTGGCTGAGGAAAGGCTTTACCATCGGTTTCCGCTACGGATGCAGCTTCCGGCTCTGCCGGTAAATCAGCGCCCGGTATGCAGTAACGAAATTTACCGCCCTGATTCACGCGAATCAGACGCCCTTTGCTGATTGCCATGGCCAGCGATGAATTCGCCCGGCGGGAGGTAATCCCGAACATAAGTGCCAGCTCATCCGCCGTTTGTGGGCCATGTTGTTCAATCGCCTCAGTCAGCATTTGCGCTGTCACTTTCGGTACCGGTGACACTGGTTCACTTTCACCTGCCTGAGTCAGCCACCACATCGACCCCTTGTTATCCGCTTCACCACGGCGCTTCAGTTTCCACAGTTCGTTGACCGCATCTTCACGGCTGATTCCAAGGCGGGCCGCCACTACCTGTGAAGAGGCTCTTTTCAGTGCTTTCAGTGCGTCAAATACGGTTTCCATTAAAATTTCCTCCGACAAAATCGTTTCCCAGATTCAAATAAAACCAGCAGCCTTCCGGCGTTCGTATTCCTGTTTCAGCCGTTCAATTGGCGTTGGCCCTTGCGGGTGTTTCGCCCCTTCCAGTTGTCGTCGCACTGGCGGAACACTCATCCCGTTACCAACATGCTTTGCCCATTTCGTCAGTTGCCGTTCCGCAAGTCGTTTTAACTCACCCTGCGTCATCTGGCGCTCAATCCCTCTGGTACGCATTTCGAGGCAGATGTGGTACAGCACAGGCTGTGGCCACGGGTATTTATCACTCCCGTCGTATCGCCAGGATTCATTGCGCCAGCGCCGGTACTCTTCCATCACGGCATCCACCGTAAGACCAAATGGATTTGCCCCACTCTCCGAAATCAGCGCAACAAACTCAGCCAGGTCCGGGGGCCACGTTTCACCCGCCCGGCAGCGGTCCATGCACTGACGGCAGACCAGACGGATTTGCTGTTCAGTCATCGCACCAATCTGGGCAATCCAGAGCTTCGAAGGTGCGGCCCCGTTCTTCTGAGTCCAGCGGTTCGAATACACCTCCCCCATAAGCTCCCACAGCTTCCAGGCCGTTTCCGTTGCTGATAAATCCGTTTTCACGTTCCCACTGTTCTCGTGCTGCCCGGATTTCCTGAACTGCCCGTGATGCCGTGCCACCTGATGCTGCATGGCTTACCCCCTTGCTGACTGGTTTTACCTGTGCCCAGACGTGCTGCACGTGACGGGCAAATTTCTGCTCCCACTGAACCTGCGTGAAAACCTTCCCCTCTGCCATCCAGTAATCCCGGAATGCGGCAAGCTCAGCAGGTGTAAATTCCGGCTCAGGCAGAGCCATACCCCACACTGCTGCCCGTTGTCGAAAATCCGGCGACGGCTGCCAGACAGTAGTCATCGAAAATTTCCCGATGGGTTCGCTCAGGCCATCCAAGAATACAGGGGGCGCTGCCTGTAACGACAAAACTTCCTGCTCACTGGTCGGAGCACTCTCGCGTGCGTTATGTGTGGGGTTTAGATCTTTGGGTTCCTTTGGGTTCCGTGATCCGTTTTTGGGTGTCTTTGATGGAAAATTTGGGTGTCTTTGGTTATTTTCCATGCAGCTAAGAGTTCCGTTTTTGGGTTTGTTTTGTGCTGAAACATAACCATTTTCGGTACTGTTTTTATTAACAGTACCAATTTTACCCACCTTTAAAGACTCCCGTTTTTGGGTGTATTCAGGCTCGGCAACACTTTCTTCTACACCGATAAGTCGGTACACCACAATTTGCTTTGTTCTGCCTTTTCTCTCACCAGTATCAACAATTAACCCAATCTCCATCAGGTGTCGTAAACTGTCCTGCACAGTCTTTTTGTTCAGTTCCGTTACTTCTGCCAGTGCAGATATAGACGGGTATGCGCACAAATCGGCACCGCACATATCAGCAAGCCAGGTCAATACTGACTTACTGGATGAACTGCCGGTTTTCACCTTTTTAGCCCATCGTAGTGCATCGATACTCATACGAACCCCAGACAGATATTTGTTTATCTGCAAAGTAATGTTGGTATTGCTGACGATACGCACGCTTGAAAGCAATGGCTTTTTCTATAAGCTCGTCAGTCTCACGTTCCACAACAACTGGATCCGCAAAAAGCAGCCCGGACTCCACCACATCGCCATACTCTTTGTTTAACCCGGCGATCATGTACGTAATGCTTTTTCCGTCAGTAATTTCACAATACAACCTGAAATCACTTACCCGGATAGCCTCCATAATTGCCGGAATCAGCGCCGTGAATTTTTCACGCTTATCCCTGGTGTCGATAGCCTTCCAGCGTTCGAATATCTTCACTCGATTAACGCCCAGCGCCCGTTGATCAACCTCGCCATCATTAAACGTGACGCGTTGAACATCGATGTTCGGGCGTTCTTTCAGAGCCCAGAATGCTTCCGTGATTAATATCGTCGCCTGCTCCTGTGTCATTCCTGGTCGGCATACCCAGGCATCCAGAGCCTCACAAACCTGTTCAGGGGTGATTTTCATTGTTCACCGCCAGTGATTCATTCGCTGTAGGCTTAATCCTGCCAATAGTCAAAACCGCATCAGCAGAAAATAATCCGTTTGATGCCAGAGCAATTTTTTCAGCGTAATTTGTTTCGCCTGTATATTCTGTGCGCGGTAATTTTCCATTATTCATCCATTTGTAGATTGCTCTTTGGCTGACACCGCAAACATCGGCTACAACAGAAACGCGAACTGCTTTGATTACATCTGCAAGTGTTGCATGGCTCATATCACCCTCACAATGTGAACTTTGAGTACACAATATAACAGAACTGACAGTACATTCAATAGCAAATATCATTGAACTTATGGTTCATGAAGATGAAGCGCGTAAAGAGTTCGCCAGCAGGCTTGCGCTAGCCTGTGAAAATGCTGGCTTTGAACAACACGGAAGGCAGGCAGAAATTGCCCGTCGAATGAAGCTAACACCCAAAGCGGTTAGTAAATGGTTTAATGGAGAGACAATTCCCCGTCGAGAGAAACTGAAAGAATTGGCAGCACTTATCGGAACAACACCAACTTACCTTCTGGGGGAGGACACTGAAGAAAGCGGAAGCCTGCGTTTCTATCAGGAGTTAAGTCCGAGGCAAAAAATCATCATTGAACTTCTTGATGAACTCCCTGACAGTGAAACTGATGAACTTTTAAAAACTCTTGAGGAGAAAAAACAGAAGTACAACGCAATTTATGAAGAATTAGCGCGAAAGAAAAAACAAAAAGCCTCATGAATCTGCATAAATCCGGTAGCTTCCCTCCGGGTTTATGCTCCTCTCATCCCCTCCTGATATTTTATCCCTCACAAAAATGTACTAAAAGTACTTTACATTAGTGAACAATAAGTACATTATATCAACCAACCACCCCACCCACAGAACGCCAGGCAATACTTCGAGTTACCCGGCAGTGGTCAGGAGTTAAGTAGCCAGCCCGAGGCGTATGAACATGACGGCGGGAACACTTTGTATAACAGCGCAGCAGGTTTTTAGTTCCGCTACCCCGGCGTTAAGGGGAAATGAGGTCAACATGGATACGCTCAATCTTGGCAACAACGAATCTCTGGTATGCGGTGTGTTCCCTAACCAGGACGGCACGTTTACCGCGATGACGTATACCAAAAGTAAAAAGTTTAAAACCGAAGCTGGCGCGCGTCGCTGGTTAGCCAGAAACACTAACTGATTAGCACCAGTAAAAACAGGTTGCCACTGGTTAATTTACCCTGAAAAGTCAGGGCATAACACGAAAGCGCACGGCGAAGTTCGTATATCTGTACGGCGTCGTTAAATTTTCTTCGACCGTGCACTTCCGGTTGTGGCAATCCGCGAAATGGCGCGGCGGTAAGTATGGCTGGGGTTTCCTCCATTGCTCCAGAAAATGCACCGGGTTGTCAGGTTGACCATACGCTTAAGTGACAGCCCCGCCACAATACCCATGTGTAGTCTTTGGTGGCATCAGTTCTACTCCGTGACTGCTCTGCCACCCTTTTTAAAGTGAATTTTGTGATGCGGTGAATGCGGCTAAGCGCACGCGGAACAGTTAAAACCGTAAAGTGGTCTTTTACTGGCGTAACAGACATCAACTAACAATCCGGCGTTAATTGTTAACTGGTTAACGTCACCTGGAGGCACCAGGCACCACATCACAAAATTCATTGTTGAGGACGCGATAATGGAAACGTTATTACCAAACGTTAATACGTCTGAAGGGTGTTTTGATATTGGTGTTCTGCTCAGTAACCGGGAGTTTACTGAAGATGCCATTAAGATGAGAAAATATGAGCCTTATCTTCTCAATGATAATTCCATACTCTCCAGAATTGCCCTTCTTAAACTTGGTATTTTCGGGGGGCAGCAGTGACTTCTGCATTTGCACTGGTAATGACTGTTTTTCTTATAACGGGTGAGCCACAGAATGTGATTACCGGAATTTATGCCAGTAAAGAATCATGCCTCCGTACAAGAGACGAGCAAAAAATTTCTGGCGAATGCCTCCCGTTAAAAAAAGTATCGCTGTACCTGAATAACGAAATACCGGCTGGATAATCCACCAGCCATATTAACGCCATACCCGTTGATTAAGCATGCCAGCAATGGCAGGGGTTCGTACAACCTTAAAATAGTTATGAGGTTTATCCATGAGCACTGATAAAGAAGAATTTTCGCTATATTGCGAAGCAAAAAATGACAAGGTCAGAAAACGCCTTGGGATTAAAGGGGGTTTTTACTGGACTACAGCAAAAAAATTATCTGTTGCCATCTCACGGTGCGTTGTTGCAATGGACGAGGCAGGCTACGACGCTGATGATTTCAAAAAACCTGTCCGCGTCCATT